TGGTTGTGTGGATGAATTTTGTTGTTGCATTCCTGGAAATGATGGTGGTTGCATTCCTGGAAATGATGGTTGTTGTTGCATTCCTGGAAATGATGGTTGTGTGGATGAATTTTGTTGTTGCATTCCTGGAAATGATGGTTGTGTGGATGAATTTTGTTGTTGCATTCCTGGAAATGATGGTTGTTGTGGCATTCCTGGAAATGATGGTGGTTGTGTGGATGAATTTTGTTGTGGCATTCCTGGAAATGATGGTGGTTGTGTGGATGAATTTTGTTGTTGCATTCCTGGAAATGGTGGTTGTGTGGATGAATTTTGTTGTTGCATTCCTGGAAATGGTGGTTGTGTGGATGAATTTTGTTGTTGCATTCCTGGAAATGATGGTGGTTGTTGCATTCCTGGAAATGATGGTGGTTGTTGCATTCCTGGAAATAATGGTTGTGCGGATGAATTTTGTTGTGGCATTCCTGGAAATGAAAACTGAGATCCTGGAATAACGGGTTGTAATCCACTACCTCCAGCAAATTGCATTGAGGCGGAATCTTGTGGAAGTTGATTTGGTATACCAGTCATGGTAGGTTGAAAAAGACTTGGTTGATTTCCTTGCGAAGCAAATAAATTTGAAGGTTGGGACTGCTGAATCTGAGGTGATGAAGAAGGATGTAAAGATAGTAATTTTGATTTTAGATTTCTTATAGATTCTAAATGAAAATTCGAAAAAGTACTTCCGTTGGTTGGTTTTATTCCTTTAATAGTAAAAGTTTTTATTGGTTGACCGTTATTAGCATCAACATTTTTAATATCTTCAGGATTTGTTGTAAAATTCATACCTGGTGGATTTGTTGAATAAATGATTGAAACATATGCTTGCTGTTCAGTGACTGGATTGAATCCAAGTTCAAAATTTCCGGTAGACAAATTATACATCCTATAGTCAGCACTCGATCCACGAACTGAGTCCGGGTATACGCAGTTGAGTATAGATTGTTGAAATTCATTATTCGAAGTATTACTGATCATTTTTTTATGAATAAAAACAAGATTAGTTTTTCAATTTTTCCAGAATTTTTTGTAATTTTTAATGTCCTCTCTTAGGAGCACTGTATCTGTTATCTGATATTTAATCTTTATTGGACTACTATAAGACACTCCTTCACAAAATGAGATTTTGTTATTTACGACATGATCAGGAAAGTAAGAACAATAAATTTTATCTTTTTTATAAATATTTATCTCTTGTCCAAGAATTACTGTAAATTCAAGACAAGTTAACTTACTATTTTTAGTATATTCATAATAGTCTTTATCAAAAAGAAATCTCGCCCATAAAAAATTAAAACCCTCCAATTTACAATTATTGTATTGTTGATATATAGAATCAATGAAATTTGAATCTATAGCTGGTCCAATGTACTTTTTATATGCTATTATTGATTTCCTGTTAAAATAAAGCCATGTCTCTAATGGTATTTTTATAAAATGCTTATATTTATTATGTTTATATATTGCTCCTTCTAAAACATATCTTATATTTGATATTGGATCAACCCATATCGTACCAGTATGTGACCATATTGATCTACTAAATGACGTTACAAATCCACCTGCAAAATTAGGATATGAAACACAAACTAAATCTCCATTATTCATTTCTATGGATTGAATATATTCTGCAGTTTTTGGATAATCATCTGCATACACTCTATTTACTAGTGATATAATTAGCAGAATTAAAAGCAAAATTACTACAAGTGAAAAAATTTCAATTACGTCATAGTCATCTAATAACATATTTTAATTACTAAAAGTTTTGTTTTTATATAATTATATAAAAACTTATATATAAAATATCACATCATGTTAAAATCTAGAAACTTAAACGAGATTTTATTATAGACAGACGAAAAAAACTCAATTATTTTTGAGATGGAAAAAAACAAGTAGTGAAAAAATTTTAGAGGATAGCAATTTAAAATTTATAATTATAAATTTTAAACTTAATGATAATATTATAGTATATTAAAAATCATCATAGTGAACATTTTTACCTTTAACATATTTCATCTTATGTAACTCTGATCGTTTGCTAATATGTGATGTAAATTTTGTATCTAAAACAGAATTGGTTTCTTCACCACTAAAAGTTTCTGGGTAATTTCTGACTGTAATGCTTCTATTTGGAATAGATATACGATTTGTATCCAAAAATTCTTCTGTTGAACTTTTATCTAAACATAACGTATTTATATAATCTATGTCAATATCTCGTTTGGTTAATTGAAGTATGAGATCCCTTGCAACAAGAGATATATTTTGTAAAGTTCTATAATGAACATCTACAATTTTATTATTAACGTTTTCTACTCTATCATAAAAACCACCTTGTAATTTTGAAATTACATTTGCTAATGTTGTAGGATCTGAAAAAAGATAATGGTAAGCTTTTAAATTATCATCAATTATACTTAAATTCTCAACAGGAAACTCATCATTTCTATATAAAGATTTTCTAGTTATAGGCCAACCTTTTTCATGAATAACTTCAAATATGATAATTTTGCTGATATCCTTTATAGCTCTATAAATTTCATCATCATTTTCTTCGTAATCTATAAGATGTAATATTTTTTCAACAGTAAAAGAATGCATATAATTATAAAAATCATCTTCAGAAATTATATCGAATAATGTTCTTCTACTATAATATTTACTATGTTTAACATATAAATCATAGTATTTCATTGTCTCTTGAATTTTTCTTTTAGTGTGTTGTATATCATGACTAAAAAATTCTAGAGGAGTATTTAAATATTGATAGATATATATTGGTGACTTTGAAACTCCCATAAAAAATATCGAAACACACCTAATTTTTATTGGGTCAATAGCGCCTAGCTTGTAAAAAGTGGGAAATATAATATTATTTGGAAAACAAATAGTTGAATCAAGAAGTGTTGTCATATATGATCTATATCTAAATGTATGATAGTATGGATTGTGTTTTTTATTATCACGATAGTAAATATCTAATATTTCTAATAGATATTCTATCATTAAAATAGACGTTTTATATGGATAATTAAATCTTTCGGTTATATTTACACAGCTTAATTTATTTATTAATTGATCCATTATAACAGTGTCTTTAAAGAATAGATATACTTCATAATCCTGAAATATGCTTCTTATTAAGTAGGATATTACACCTGAAAACTCGGAAAAATCAGCAATTGGTCCCTTTAGTTTCAACCTATCTTTAAAGATTTTATATTTATCCACAGGATTTTTAATAATATCCTTAACTATTTCTATATGGGATTTTATATCTTCTGAGAAGTCATATGTAAGATAAAAAGAAATTAATTCATTTTTAGGATCAATTGCTCTTTTATAAACTCTATTGTCTCTATTTCAGTGTTAAAATTATTAGAGTTATCTTTTCTATCACTTAATTCTTCTCTTTTTAAGCCTAAACCCATTCTTACATTGATTAAATTTAAGAGAAATATATTTAAAATTTAGATATAAACCTAGATAAATAAATGTAAGAATTATAAAACATAGAAAACAATAAATTATTTCTTAATTAAGAAATAATAAAATGGATATACTTTTAAAATCAATTGGAGATACAGTTCTAAATGTTACAGATTTTATTTTAGAATTAAGTTTAGATTCAATAATTTCTAGATTTATTAGTAGCGATAGAATATTTAAAAACATCAAATATACAGATTTGGAAAAAATATCCAATATTCAAAACAAACAAAAAGGAACAATATTAATATCAAATCACAGTTGTAATTTTGATTATGCAATAGTTAATAAAATAATTCCTTGTTATTGTGTTGCTGCTATACCTGAGTATATAAGAAATAAAATTAAAGATAAAAAATTATTTGATATGTATAAAATAATATGTTACGATTATTCAAAAGAAAGTGCAGAATATGTAAAAGATAAAATTTTGGAGCTTATTAGTGAAGGAAAAAATGTACTTGTTTTTCCAGAGGGTAGTCTAGTAAGAATTAAAAGTAGAGATGAAGAATTATTAAAACCCTTTAAAAAAGGATTATTTAGATTAGCTTATGATAATAATATTTGTATTCTTCCCATTAGTCAATATCATTATCATAATGATAATATAAACTATTTTGATACACATATTCCAGATATGATCCTAGAAATACCTTTGATAGATTCATCAATTGATAATTTAAATGTTGATGTTCAAGTTTTAAATCTTATAGATCCTTCTGAAAAAGATTTTGAAGAATTTTATAGTCTATGTTTTAAATCTGTCTATGAAAATTTAAATAATTTTAAAGTGTAAATAAATGGGTTCATCATATACTAAACGACGTAAAAGATAAAATTCCTAGCTCAGATGGAAAATATAAAACAAATAGTGTTCCTAAAGATAATAATGTTACCGTTGCTACTCCAATGTCTGAAAATAGTAGTAATACATCAAAAACGGACGTATTATATTTACCTTCTACTAATTCTTATTCTCTTCAATCAAAAGTTTTTGAACCTTATGACAATAACATTTTTGATTTTTAAAAATCACCAATTCTTCATCTGCCGGATCAGAAGCTGAAACCTCTGATAAAAACGGAATTGAAGCAGATGGAAGTATTACTCCTCGAGTTTAAAAATTTAGCCAGAAGTAAATAAAAATTAAAAAGTTAAAAAGTAAATAAATGGGATCCTCATACACTAAACCAGAAGTAAATCAAAATGATACTGAAGGAGTCGCTCTTGACGGTTTATCAACAGTAGCTACGGGTGCTGATGTTGATGGTGATGGACCAACTGATCCTACACCTGAAAAAAATTCAAACCTTTATACCTTAAATGGTACTGCCGACCGTTTAAATACTAGTAATAATAATGGAATTACTGATACAGTTGTAGTTGGATTATCTGCCCCTGTAAAGAATTCAGCTTTATTGAATACAGTTTCACTTCCTAAGGCTAATGTTACAGGATTTCCCGGTGGCGGTTTAATTTCTCAACTTTAAATTTATTTACCAATAAATGCTTATATAATTAAATATAAAATTTTATATTTAAAAATAAATGGGTTCGTCTTATTCAAATAATTCTCAAACTAGCAACAATGATTTAGGTAAATCTCAGATAGTTTTAGATCAAGAAATACCTCCTTATAATCCATTTCTTCCACCACCCATTTTACCACCAGTTAAAAATCCACCACCTTTCATTCAACCTGTAGATAATATTCCATTATCTGATCCTTTTTAGTTTTTGGTATAAATAATGCACGTGTTGAAGAAATTTTTAAAATAAATATAAATGGCTAGAGTGAAGTTTTAAATATTCTTTTTTACTCTATTTTAGAAAAAATTTAATTAAATTTTTACATAAATAAATGGGCTCATCTTACGCAAAACCTACAAATAATCCACAACCTGATACCGAGATTCCGGGTACTACTGTTCCTGTTCCTGTTCCTGTTACTGCTCCTGTTCTTTTTCCTGTTACTTTTCCTACTGTTCCTACTATTTCTGATGGAGTTCTTCCAGGTGTAAATGCCGATGTTACAGGTGGTATTCCAGGTGATCTAGAATAATTTAACAAGTTGCTGATTCAATTTCATAAACCTACAGTGGTAATCCTTTGACTTTTATGATGGGTGTAATGCTACAAATCAAAGTTGTCGATTAAAATCTTATCACTATAAGTTTTTGTATCATTCATCATGTGGGGTATGAAATAAAGTCTTGATATAAAATTATATAAAAACAAGTAGTTAACAATTTTTAATAGAAATTGTATTATTTAGATATATTTACACAATTGTGTAAATATAAAATAATAAGATTTAAACTTCAATGAAAGATACTCCAGTACTTCCGAAACCACCAGATCTTGTTGATTCAAGTGTAAAAGAAAATTCATCAACCTCTATAATTTCTGGAGATACCTTCTTTAAAAAAATATATTGTGCTATTCTATCACCTTTTTGTATAACAAAAGGAACATCTGAGTTATTAAGCAATACAACACCAACGTTCTTTCTGTAGTCAATATCAATAACACCAGCACAAACATTATTTTTCTTTTTAAAAGCAATAGAAGATCTTGAGAAGATTTGCATATAGTATTCATCATCATCCCAAGCAATAGCTACATCTGTCATTACACACTTATTTTCACCTGGAGGTATTGTTACATTGATAGGTGAAAATAAGTCATATCCAGCAGAAAAAGTGCTTCCTCTAACTGGTAGAATGGCATCTTCAGAAAGTTTTTTAATTTCGTGCTTCATTTTAGAGTTAAAAATAAATAACTTTTCATTTTTTTAAGGCGTAATTTTTTTGTTATTTTTGAAAGAAATTTGCAAATTTCTTTCAAAAATAACAAAAAAATTTTATTTTTAGACCTCCACGTAAGTTTTCAAGGCGTCCTGAGTACAGTTAGACCGACTACTTTGGGGTCAAAAATAGGGTCTCCCCATAGCTATAGGCGATGTTTCTCGGAGGAATTTTTTGTTCATTTTTTTATCGATTTCTTCAAAAAATGAACAAAAAATTATTAATTACTATATTTTAAAAAATTCTAAAATAATCTCTATTTACTTAATAATAACTTTATGAACAACCTGTAAAATCATTCCATATAGATCCTTCTAAATTCGATACTGCTGTATCTCCTTCTAATACAATGAGACCAGAATAGTACCACAGACTTAAAAAGACAATACCTACCGACAAAACAATAAGAATAAACCAAATAATTTTGTTACGTTTTTTCTCTTCTTTAGGTTCAGTTTTAGCTCCCATTTTTTAATGATAAATAAAATAATTAAATAATTCAGCCCTGGTTTGTACAATCAAATGACCATTGAGCACATGCATGCGGCACAGATGAAAATTCAAGACCAACCGTTAAAACAGCAGCTACACATATAAAAAAAGCTAAAATTAAATAAAGAGCTAGTCCAGGAGTTAACCAAGAAAGATATTTTTTCGTAAAGCTCTCTTTTTGAACTTGAGGTTGTACTGCTGCAGGTGGAGGTGCATAATATCCTGGATTGTAATATCCTGTTGCATATTGACTGGACATTTTTATAATTTATAATTTTCTTATTTTATATTTTAAGCTGTTATTTTTAAAATATATAAATTGATTTTTTTCAAGATATGACTATCTCGCATAAACGTAATATCCTAATTCTTATTCTCTCGAAGACCTTCAAATTTCTGATATTCAATTAAAGCCTCATATGTAAAATCTTTGTTAAAAAATTTAAATAACTTTTTTTCTGTCTTTTTAAGACACCATTGAACATAATAATGAAGTATATTTACTTGTTCACGTGTATATCCCACAATTTTACCTTTATTTTGAAAGACAGTTTTAAAGTTTGGAAAGCCTTCTAATTTATTAGAGCTAGAGAATAAAGGATTTTTCTTTACAACTATCATTTCATTTTTAACATCTTCTGGAAGGGAATCGATATATTCAGAAGATGGATATAAAAAGTAAATAAAAAGTTCAACCTTATAATTACCAGTAATAGATAATCTTTTGTTAGGTAATACATCTAATTTTTTATTTACATAAACTGGACCACCATTTAATTTCCGCTTCTCTATCTGAGCAGAAATAGATTCCCAATCATCTTTACTAAAAATTTGAGATGAGTCTGAGATATTATCTGTTCCTCCATTTTCACCCCAAATTCCAAAAAGAGGTAATAAACCAGTGTTCATTAAAGAATCTTCTATTTCTAGATTTGAACACATACATAATATCTTTTTACATCCTCTTGCTACTAATGGAATTATTCCTAAATTATCAACTTTATAACCATCAGATATTTTTACTGAAAGATTATTTTCTTTTTTAATATCCCATATATTATACTTTGGATTTATATTTTCAAAGAAACTTTTTTTAGAATGAATATATTTATCTATTGTATTATCTATTTTAGGAAGATAATCTGTAAATGCAGCTGATGATATTCCAATAATATCATCTAATGTAAAATCATCATTAATAATCAAATCAACAGTTTGTTTTGAATTAATTTTATCAATGATAGGATTAAATGAATCAAAAGCGTGTGTTTCAATCATTTCACCTCCAACTATTTCATTATCCACATATACTCTTGTTTGTAAACCTGAATACATAGGTGTACTTTGAAGAAAAACAGGTCCTCTATCTCCACTAATTGAACTACCAGAAATCCAAAATGGTCTTTTATCAATTGGAATTTCACATTCTATTGAATTTTTTCTCAAGAGAGATTTAGAACGCTTTTTGTTAATAGCGATCATTTTTTCATCAAGATTATATCTTTTAAGATAACACTTTCCAACAATATACTGCCATATCTTATCTTTTTTTATCTTTTTTTGTTTTGCTTCAAGTAGATATTCTTTAATAGGTGTATCAATACATACATCACCGGCAAATCCTATATTATCATTTTCTAGAATCTTCATAGTTATATTTTCAGGACTTCTATATCTTCCTAAATCTAACTCACGAAAAGTATAAGGACAAATAAACCAATTACTACCTGATATAGTTGAAACGTATGAAATACTATTTATTAGATTTTTCTTTTCTAAAAATCTAACGACTGCCATTGACATTGTGAATGCTCTTGATCCACCACCACTTAACGCTAAACCAAAATTATTATCACTAACTATCCCATACTCCTGTTCAGGAAATAAAAAATTATTATTTTCATCTCTTGAATTATAAACCATAGCCGAATATGAATTCATTTTATTGTTTAAAACATTATTTTTTCATCAAAAAATAATGTTTTAAACAATAAAATATTTTAAAACTATTATTTTAAAATAAAATGTACGAGGTTTTAATAATTATATTTGTTATTATCGTTTTAGTTATATTAATTGGAACTTATTATTACACAGCTTATACTTTGATAATCAAAGACACTGATCAAAATAAAGATGAGAAATCTAATCTTGGGATAACAAAAAATTCTTCACTTAAAGAAATCACTCCAGAAAGAAAAAATTCAAAATATGGAGTTACTATTTTATCTAATAATGTGGAAAACATTATTAGATCAAGAGTTATGAATTTAATTACAAAAAATGGCACTTATTTTATTTATACAAACAAAGGGTCAGAACTAAGCAAGCAATTAGAAAAAGATCCTGCAGTAACAATTTGTAACTATTCTTACAAAAATAATTTTCAAGTTCAGTATTCTATTATAGGTGATCTTAAATTAATTAATACAATTGAGTCCATTAATGTTTATCAATTAAATGTTAGACATAAAGGTTTTTCAAAAACAACAAAAATTGGGAACGATGAAGTAACAGGTATAACATTTGATGAAAAAGAAAATCGTAAAAATGTTACTTCTGTTACTTCTCTAAAAAAAGTAATTTCATTTTGTGAAGCAACAGCTGAAGATATAATTAATTAATTTCAGTTAGATCACCAGTAGGATCCTGTTTACCCATAGGTACACCTGCAGTTTTCTTTTTATCAACAGATGTAGTTGTAGGAGTAAGATTTGAAGAATTCTTTGGTCCAAAGCTTATTAACATTGCAGATATAAATAAAATAAAAATAACAACTAAAAAGAACCAAAAAAGATTCATATTTCCATTATATCGTTTTGATATTTCTATTGGTCTCTCTAAATTAATGTTTTCTCTACAGATAGTCCCTTTAACTAATTGAGTGTCTTTATCTCTTTTGTTAAGATCTACATTAATTAAAGGTGGAAATGATGTATATAGCAACATTTTTTCACCTCTATTATTTAGATGATAATCAAAACCTCTTCCATCATGATCATCAAATGTATTAACTATCTTATTCACTCCTTCAGGTGAAAATAGAATACATTCAGTTCCATGTGGTGAAATTGATCTTCTAATAGTCATAAAATCATATGTGTGTTCATCACTTGAGAATGAACAACTATCACCATAAAGAGTCAAATAAAATGCATCAAACTCAATATTTGAAATTACATATTCTAAAGCATCATAAATTGATTTTGATGTTAATGCTGTTAATAAAGCTCCATATGCACATAAAATATAAGAATCCTTAGGTGCGGTCTTAATTGCGTACGCAATTAACTCATCTCTACTGTTAACACTTACTGGAATAATCTTAGCGTCTGAAGTCATCTCAGACGTACTTTTACCATAAAAAAGCAATTGATTTTGATGTTTATCATCAACAAAAACATGAATTTGTGACATTTTTTTTACAAATATAAAATATTTTATATTTATTATAATGATAATATTATCGTTTCTCATCAAAAAAGATTTGAATTAAACAGATTTTAAATATACTATGTTTAGATTCTCGTTAAAGAATAAAAAAGATTTAGATGAAATGGATATTTACAAATGAAATAAAATAGACTTAAAATCATCTTTTAGCTTACCACTGTTTTTGTATTCCTTAATGTCAAAATCAAAATATTCATAAACTTTAACGTTATTATTTTTACTTATTCTCCTACAATGGTGAATATTATGTATATCTGACTCATCTAAAATGTTAGAGTCTCCATATAGATGATATTCTGTTGTACTATTAATAACTGGACATAGATCATTAAATAATGGATCTATTTCTATATTATCTTCGTCTCTAATTATTGTTTGAGGTCTAAATCCAATAACATGGTTAACATTAAGTATAGAACCATATAATATAGCTGCATACCCTCCCATTGATGCACCAATAAAAATAACAGATTCATAACCAGATGTAATATTCTTTAAGTATTCTATTGTTTCCTCAATATTATTAGTTAAGTCTTCAATTCCTTTAGTATACCACAATGTTTTTGTATCTATGAAAAAATGTTGGTCATATTGTGGATAATTTTCTTGAAGAAAATTTTTAAATTCAAAAAAATGTTAAAGTTGCCATTCCTAGTTTTCTACCTGAAAATGTAACAAAAACTGCAGATTTGGTAAGATTTGGAGTTATTTTGAAACAACTTATATTGTTCATTTTTTTGAAAAAATATATAAATATATCAATAATAAAAAATGTCTTTATCTCATGATAAAATATCTGCTTATAATATTCTATCAAATAATATATCAAATGAAGATATGAATTTATTAAATGAATCATGTCTTATCAATAGAGAAATTAAAATTATGAAGATAAGTCTTATAATTTTAAAACAAGGTAGCATTAAAGAATCAAAATTATTTGATTATAAAGGTTTTGAATATCTTTTAAGTAACTCTTCAGATCCTTTAAAAACATTAAGATATCTGCTTAAAGAAGAAAATAAACCAAAAATTTTAACTGAGTTTGTATGTGAGATTTTTAATCCAAATGGATGTTCTGAGTATGGAAAGAAAATTTCAGAGTCACTTATTCGAGTAGCTGCTACTCGAATTTTTTCAGATCCTGAACAGTCGGTTGTGGAGTTACCGGTTAATTCTGTTGATTCTTATAATTCAATGATTGGTAAGAAAACGGTTGGAAAGTTTGGAATGGGATTTTTCTCTATATTATATTGGTTAAGTGAATCTTTAAATAATAATTTCTCGAGAACTTTAAATATATTCTCCACTTATAAAGATAAAACTACAAATGAATTAAATTCATATAACATTAAATTAAACTGGACAATTAATGGACTTGTTGTTAACAAAGAAATTACAGAAAATAAAATTTTTGATTTATCAAATTCGGAGTGGTATACAAATCCAAAAGTTAAGGATAAAGTTACAGGTACTACAATTTATTTAGATTGTTCTAAACAGAATTTATCTGATGAGAATGTTAGAAAAATGTCACAACAACTATATAAACTATTTCCTATCGAGGGAACAACAATATATCTTAATGGTAACCCTATAAATAAAATATATCAAAATAAAGTATCTATTAAACTAAACAAAAGCTTTTTAGTTGTTGAAGATAACGCCGTTGGAATTCCTGAAGAAATACTAATTAAATCATTACTTGTACCATCTTCTTCATCTAAAGAAAGGATTACAGAGGTTGAAAGTTTTAGAGATCCTGAAATAGTTGAAAATCAAAATAATAAATATAGTGAATTAAATATTATAGTTAACGGAGTTTGTATTAATAATATTATATCAGGTGAACCTGATTCTTCATTAAATAAAAATTATAATTATAATATTTATATGCCGTATAATAGTAAAGTACCTGTTTCAAGGGATAATATCATTTATGAACATAATTCTATGGAAATAGAAAACTTCCAAAACTCTCTCAAAAAAATTATAAATATGACAGTATCTTTGTGTGGAAATTTAGTGACAATTTTTAGATTACTAGAAATTTATATGAAAATTAATACTTCAGATGCTCTTTCTAAGGCTATTCTTAATATAAAAACAATGATAGAAAATAGCGGTTATATTTTACTTCCTAATTTAGACTTTTGGATTCAATTAAAAAATACATCGATTAGTAGCATAAAATCAAAATTAATTATTTATGAGCATCCTAATCTTTATGAAACAGAAAAAAAATTAGAAAAATTATTAGGATCAAGTATAAGAACTGATGTATTTAAACTAAGAAGAGTTATTTTTGGTAATTTTAAAGAAAATCTTTCAAACAATGGTTTAACAACATATCTATTTATATCAAATTCTTTAGCTTCATCTAAAGGACTTGCTTCATTATCAATGTCTAATCCAACAACTTTATTAATTCCTATTTCTGACACTTATGATTTTAAATTGTATGATAAGCAAGAGGATTATGGTTTAGAAATTTGGCTTACAAAAGACATAAAAAATAAAATTACTTCCAATCAAAAAATATGTAAAATTGCAGAAATAGTTAAAATGACATATTTAAGAAAATTTTCTAATATTAATAAAAAATACGTAAATGTTTTTATTGAGAAAACTATTAATCAAGCTTTCGTAGCTTCTAATGAAGATGAAAATTTTATGTTAATTTTTTTAACAGCATTAAATGCTAAATTAAGTGATATAATTCTTGATTTTACCTATGGATCTACTCCATTATTAATATCAATAGGTATTCCAAATAAATATAATATGACGGTTACAAATGTTTATAAATCTATAAACAATTCAAAATTTAACGAATTATTACTTAAAATTACAAAACGTATGCTTCTTTTTAGTGTTGAGTTAATTTCATCTAAAAGTTCTTCTTATGCGGTTTATTTACCTAATTTCGAAGTATTTCTATTTTCTTTATATGATAATCTAATTAATCTACATAATGAGATACTTGATGAATGTACGGTAGGAATTAATAATTGTGTAACAGATTCTGAAATATATATATTCATGATTATATTTTTTAAGTTTTTTGAAAGTATTAATAAGAATAATAGAAATAATAGGAAGAATATAAAAGGAATTTCACTTTTTATTGTTAATGAGATAAGAAGAAAAGTATCTCCTGATGAACTAATCGAAATATTAAAACTTAATTTTACAAATAGTAATAATTCAGATCATACGGAAGGTAAAATATTAAAATGCTTATTCCAAGCAGTTGAACATTTCTATACTTATAGTAACAATAAAGTAGATTCCAAACAAATAGAAATTGGAAATATGTATAAATTTTCATGTAAAAGTTTAATTAATTATGTATATAATAATAGTATTAGTGATAATACATTTCAAGAGCTTACCGATTCTTATTCAACATTTGAACCAAAAAATACTAAGCTTCAAATAGTTGAAATAGCTGTAAATGAAGGAACTAATAAATCATTTATAAATTCAGTTCTTACTGAGATAATACAGAATTCTGTAGATGCTATTAGATCAAATGAATCATCATCTAAGAATATAGATATTAACATATCTAATAATATAATCTCAGTTAAAGATTATGTTGGTTTTGATAATATAATAAACATTTTAATTCCATTTTTATCATCTAAAAATCCTAATGATCCAAATGTTACAGGTGAAATGGGAACTGGATTTTTTAATGTTTATAGACAACCATGGACTAAATTTATTGTTATCGAAATAGTATTTAATGGAAAAAAGAAAACAATTAAAGCAACACCATTACATAATAATAATATTGTTTATGATATTGAATACAAAATTACAATTGAAAACACTGATGAATCTAATTATACAAATATTTCTATCTTCCTAAATAAAGAAAATAATTTACTATCTCAAATGATAACCGATGCATTTATATTTGTTAACTCTTATCTATCATTTATAAGATCTGCTTTTATAAAATTAAATGGATCATTGGTTAAAACGAATTATTCTATTTGTTACCCTGAAAATGATCCAAGAATACAGAACGATCAAGTTAAAAGAATTGGTGATATTATGACAATTAATGATCCAACAACACTATCTTATGTTCTAACAAATGATATTCCATTTATGCCTTTAATTGATTTTGTTACTAGTTTAAACAATCCTTTGATTACAAATATGGTAAAAGATTATGGAAGAAACTCAATTATTATTAACTTAAAGAAAAACGTATACACACCTACACAAGCAAGATCCAAAATACAATTTGTTCCAGATATATTACAAAGTGTTCAATCATTTGTCGGATTTGGTATATATTGCGCCATTCTTTCATTATACGATAAAAATCATTACCATAATCCAGATGATATTATTTCTTTTACATCTTCAACTGTAGATTATAAACAATTAAAATTTTCCGATTATAACTCATCTATCATACATACTTTAAAATATCCATACTTAATTTATAGTGATTCAAAGACTGGTACTTTTTATAAAGCTGAATGTATTAACAAACTTATTAATGATGCAATTGACAGAAGAATAAATTATACTGATATAGATCAATCTACAATAGCTGGTAGAGTTCTCTATAAATGGTTTTCTAATAAAGAAGATATTATTTTAGATAAAAACAATATAAGAGTAAAAAAACTTGATGTTGAGTTTAAGATATTAAATAAATTTAGTAATATATATTGGAGAATGTTTCGAGAGTTGATAGATGAAAGAGTTATAACTGGATCAAATCCTAAAGTTAATGCTCCAGTAGTAGTTTTATCTGATCTTGATCAGAATGTATTGGGATCATACAGTTCTAAATCGCATAAAATCTTTCTAAATTTTAATTTATATGATGAAGAAACACTAACCAGAGAATTAATTAAGATAAAAAGTCAAGATATATCTTCAATAGCAACAATTTTTAATGTTAGTGAAACCTTTAATAAATATTTTTCACCTTGTAAACCAGCAAATACATTTATTCATGAAATTGGACATGCTTTTACTGCTTCATCACATTCTTCTTCATATCATGATACTACTAGTATTAAAATTAAAGATAGTAACTTTTTAGGTTTTGAAGATATGTGCACGCAGATATATCAATTATGTGTTGAAAAAGGATTAATTAATGAGTTTTTAGCTTCAATTTGAATATTTTAATATATTCAAAGATTAAATAACACTAATTAGTGTTATTAAAGTATTTTTATTAATCCAGAGATCTTTTTAAGTTCTGTATGTTTATATCTTCAATTTGATAGTATGGTTTGATATAAGGATATGATAAGATAATATTTTACATATCTCTTCATTTATTACCTTATTATTTTATTCTTTTATTAAAAGATCTTTTAATCTAATATTTACAAATTCTTCAAGTAAATCATCATAACTATCTTTTCTTCATCTTCATTGTAGTATCCAAGTTGGTTATACCATGATTCTCCAATTACCTGTAATTTAAGTGTTGATAATTTAACAGTAATTTCAAAATCTTTTACATAAAACTAATATGAGCCAAATCATCCAGAATTATTTTTTAAATTCACATAATCTAGCAACTTTTTCTATTCTATGAATTATTTCTTTACCTGGTATAATACCTAATTCTATCATTTTTTTAATGTTTATACATCTACAATTAAAGTTCCTACTTTTTTAACTGAAATTTTATCTAAAGATTTGATTCATAACAAAGTAAAACTTTCCAATATTTCAATACCTTGAAAATCTATTTGTAAAGCCTCTTTAATTTTCATTTATTAGGTTAAGGATTTAAAATATTACAAAAATATAAATGAATTAAATCTTAAAAATAACGAAAAAAATGGCGGAAATTGAACGATCAATTACTAACGAATTTTCTGGAATTAAAGAAGAAACAAGTCGAATAAGAAAATATCTTACTAAAGAACAGATCAACGATCTTCTTAATGTGTTTGTTTTACCTCAAAATAATATGGATATTGTTTTAAATGATATTAACGCCTGGATTAGATCGTTAGCTTTTCATTTTATGGAATCAGTTAAGATATATCCAGAAATGTTTAATGAATTTAAAGAACATCTTCGTAAAAAGTTTTTAACATCGTTAATGGAGGCTGAAACACCAATTGGTGCAAATACAAGTGATGCAATTGGACAGCAAGCAACACAAGCTCTTCTTAATACATTTCATAGTGTAGGAACTGCTAAATCTGGTGGTCCAGATGGTATCAATGAAAATATTTCAATATCATCTAAAAGACAAATTCTTTATTCTATGATTCATTTAAAAAATGGAAAAATGTCATACAAGGATGTTATGGACCTTAAAAAAGAATTTATTGGATTAACTATTAAAAAATTACTCATAGAAGAACCAATCCCATACATTGTTGATATAGGAAAAGAATTTGATTCAAATCCATTTAATCCAAATTTAAGCCAAACTGAGAAAAATAAAATTGTTTGCGGAAAAGGAAATTGGTGGTACAATATGATATCATTTGATGGGGTGTATGATAGAGAACAAAACAAAGGTGTTAAAAGAACTTGTATTCGGTTGAAATTTGATATTCAAAAACTTTATGATTACAACTTACTAATTAGTGAAATTGCATCATTTATTAGTAAGTGGAAATTTGAAATTAAGATATCAAAAAGGACTAGTAAGTCATCTAAAAAACATGATGATGTTAGCGTTGAAGTTGTAGCTGTACCAAGTCCTTCAAATAAAGGTATAATAGATATATTTATTAAAAGTTTTGATGAGATGAAAGATCATTTATTAATATCACTTATACATTCAAATGAGTTTAATTCAATGATGACATCAGGTATAGATAAAATCTCCAATTTCTATGCAGTTAAAGTGCAAGTAAAAACCTCTATTCGAGATATTTCTGAAACCTCTCGTTTTGATGAAGAGAACGGAAAAAAAGGAACTTGGGTTTATTTGAAAGATAACAGATTTGATGGTGTTCCATATTTTCGCGTCATTGAGCTTTTAGAAGCTGCAGGACTTAATGTAGAAATTCCTTATTATAATAAACCAAATTCATATAGAGAGAACAAAACAACCCTTCCTCTTGATTATTATTCTCACAAATCTTGTCCTGAGTTAGTGAGTGAAATGAAAATCCGTGCGTATCTTTTTGATACGATGACAGAACATCAACATCCATTTACAGTAAGTTTAGGTGTAGGATCTATCAATGGACAATATCTTAGAACCAATTCAAATATTGAGATTAAGCATTATCAATATGAAAAGATAAATTCAGGTTTTGAAGTAGCATTGTATCAATATGCTGAAATTGAATCTATTCAGTTTAATTCTTTGTGTAATCGGAAGTTTAAAAATAAGGGATCTCTATCAAAGTTTATTAATGAGATAAGTAATCGTCTTACTCTTAAACAATTTCAAAAATATTTTGGAGATAATGAAGGTCATATGACATCTTTTTTTAAAACAAAATCAAGTGATTTCAAAACTGTTGGTTTTGAAATAAACCAAAGTGGTGATTCTAAAAAATATGTCGTTTTTTATTTGTTTCAATTAAATTATATTGACTATCAATTAAAACTAAATCTTGATTATATTAATTCAAGATTTGTTACAATGTCTTTAGATTCAGTTTTAATGAAACATTTCGCAATTCCTTATGAAATTGCAAATAAGAATGGTATCTCTTTACCAGATAATTTCAGAATTCCAAAGAGATATGACGTCGTTAGAATTGACCCATTGGAGAAAAGGATTTTTGTAAAGGATAAAATGTTTTTCACTGATAGATATGATTTTTTAGGAGATCCAAATCGTGAGAAAATGTTAAAAGACCCTAAAAAGAAATTAAAACCATTAGATAGATTGATGTCATATTTAACGAGGAAAACAAATGCTGATGAACAAACTTATGTTTACGGTGAGGGTACTGGTTCTAATCTTTCAGATTTATTAAAGAACGAATATGTAAATGGATCAAAAACATTTTGTAACGATTTTTATCAAACTTATCATACTCTTGGACATGAATGTTTAAGAAATCTTTTAAGTTATGATATGATTCAAATGATTAATAGTTCTGGATATATTTCTGTAAACTATATTAATTTTGTTGCGGATACTATTACACATAATGGAATTAATCCTATGACATCTGAAGGAATTTCATGTCAAGGTCGTGATTTTCTATCAATGATTACTTTTGATAATGCTGCTAAATATATTATGTTAGCAGCATTATCAGGAGAATCTAAAAGTGTTAACTCAACGTCAAGTTCTATTTTCCTTGGTAAAAAATTTAAATTAGGAACCGGGGCAGTCGAGATAGGAGTAGATAAAACAAAAATAAATATGAAAAAACATAATGATGGAATATCTGAAGGTTTTCTGAAGTTATCAGGTATAGAAAAACCTACCACAGATTTATTTTTACCAGATGGATCTGATGATCCTATTAACATTCCAAAGCTTATAATTGGAAGAATGAATCCAATAGGGTGGATTATTGACAGATTTATAGATAGAGATATTTTATATTATGTCCAACGTGGTATTGATGATTTAAAGAGAATTACCTATCAAGTTTTTACTAAATATTCATCTGATGATGAACTTGATTTTGCAGATGATGGTTTTGATTTAACTCTAATAACTATAGGTACATCTAAAAGACCTTAATTAAATAAAAATATTAAGTATACAAATGTATACTTAAATAATTACAGTTTTCTATTTTTGAGAAAGTAAAGAAAATACAAAAGTTATAAGAATGGAAAATTATTTTTTGATCATTTTTTGAAGAAATCGATAAAAATGATCAAAAATTTCTCGAAAAAACATCGCCTATAGCTATGGGGAGACCCTATTTTTGACCCCCGAAGTAGTAGGTCTCACTGTACTCAGGACGCCTTGAAAACATACGTGGAGGCCTAAAAATAAAATTTTTGACCCTATTTTTTGACATTTTTTCTTCAAAAATTTCATCCTTCTTTGAAAATTACTTCATAATCAAAATAAAAATTACAAAAATGATTTATGTTAACTATTTTTTTAAAATAAATGTCAAATAATCAAATAGATGATAAGACTGAAATGGAATTACTTCCAATAATTTCTAATCCAAATCAACAAATTGAATGGATGATAAATGATTCTCAAAACGGATCTTACGCTTGTATTTTAAGAAACTCTATTCCATACGATGATACTGTTATGATATGGAATATATGTCAAAGAGATTGTACAAAAAGATATCCAAATAAGGTATATGGTAATACTTATTTACAACCTAGAGTACAATGCGTATATGCCGATTCTGTTATTTCTGGTCAAAGTTATTCGAATCAAAGAATGCCATCTATTCCATGGGATTCAATTATTTATAGAGTTAAAAATTTTATATCTAGGGATGGATTTAATCCAAATTCGTGTCTTGTAAACGGTTATATTGATGGTAAAAATGATTATGTATCTTGGCATCGTGATAAAGAGATGATAGATGAGAGAAAAATGGTATGTACCGTATCAATTGGAGGAACAAGAAAGTTTGTTTTTAGAAATTATCATGATAACGGCATCAAAATAGAAACATTCCTTCATAATGGCGATATTGTATATTTTTGGGGTAATACTAATCGAGATTGGGAACACTCAATACCAAAACCATTAGCTAGAGAAGACAAAAGACCACGTTATTCTTTAACATTTCGAGTAATTGAAGAAAAGTAAATAATATCAAAAAGTTGTTGAATGTGCTATTTTAAGGATAATCGGCACAAAAAAGTTTTTCAAAAATTGAAAAACTCAATACAAAAATAATAAAAACCAATGTCTTTTAATTTTAAATCTTCTTTTTATTCTACCGGACACATTGATTTTGACAAGAAATCAAGAATTGGACTATTTTTATCAACAATGGGCGAAAAAGGATTTTGTGTAATGGAAGGAATCTATAAAGGAACAATTGGTGATAAAGTTTTATCGATTAGAAAAACAATTCCAGATTATAGTGATATTAAAGATGAGGATAGTGATGAAGTAAAAATAATAAAAACTCAAGAAGCATTAGACGATGCAATTTTTGAAAACGGATTTGTTGTTACACATCAATATGTCAGTTCAGATTTACAATCTTTTAATAAAGTTTCTAAATTCTTTCTTAACTCATCTTGCAACCATGTAATTTCAAAAGATACCAATGATATTCCATTAGATTATAAAGAATGTAAATTATTCTGTGTAATTTACATTCCAAATTCTGAGGAATGTAATTTCGACTTGATAGAATGTTCTTCAATCGCAATTGAATTTTTATCAAAAACTGATAGTCTTTACGTTTGGAATTATAATGGTGAACAAAGTTTATTATTTTTATCTTTTGATAATAATTGTTCATCTGTTCTTGAAATTTTTAATGAAGAATTCATTACCACTGATCTTAAAAAGGTTAATGTATAACAAAATAATAAAATAAATTTATTGTCCAATTGGATAATAATATTTTTCTACAAATTATTTATTTTTTCGTAGTTTTATTTTATCATATCTTTAAAACTTACAATGATCTTTTAATGACTCCATTATAAATTCTCTAATGTATATTTCTCTATCTTTTGTCAATGACAAAGTATATGGAATTACTATTAATTTTATATTATTCTTTTTACAAAGTTCAAGCTTAATAAGATCCCTATCAACAAGTTTTCTAAAACTTAGTTCATTTGGATGATATCTTTCAAAATAATGCTGTTTACCGTTATACTCAATTGCAATTTTTAATATTGGATCATAAATGTCAAGTTCTAAATTAGAACCACTTTTAGGATTTTTCATAAAGTTAGGTCTATAATTGTATAAAACTCCACGTCCGATTATGTTTTCAAAAATTCGTCTTGTTAAGTCTTGACCTGAAAATACCACATTTATAAGATTTAAAGAAGTTAGAAACCTTATTTTTATAAATTTCTAATTTAAAAAATTCAATATTTATCTTTGTTATCATGTTGAATAAGAAATGTCATAATATTCATAAAACGCAAACGCTAAAATTAAATTTTAAAATAATTTTAAGAATTGAATAAAGGATATAAAATAAAAATAAAATGGAAACTAAGGATACAGAAAATTTATATAATTATTTTGATGATGAAAAAAGAAAAAGAGAAGAAAAAAATCAAAAAAGGATAGATGAAAAGCTTCGCATTGAAGAATATAAAACTTTAACTAATGATGGAAAACTTGAATTGTACAAAAAAATTTTTTCTCATAGTATTATTGATGAAATGTTTGAAAGAGGTTATCTTCCATATTTTTACAACGGATCGTATGGAGGTCCTGGTCTTTCAAAAGAAGCTATTTTTTTAATGTCATTTTTTCAAGATTATCCAGTCATTAAAAATGGAAAGTTAGAAACTAAAGATCTCAAAAATGAAAAAGATTTGGAAGTACCTTTCCAAGCTTTAGATATTAATAATGAAGAAATTGATAATCATTTAAAAAAAGAAATATTTCTTAATCTGAATAAATATCAGGATTATAGTATTAAAGATACTATTATATATCAAAAAATTAAAAAAGCAAAAGTAATCTCTTTTCTAGGAGAGAATGCAAATGGAGAGTATTCATGTCCAGTATTTGATTTTGTTAAGATTGAATATCATAATTTTATTATAAAAAATGAATATGATGGTTTAGAAACAATATCTTTTGATTTTAACAAATATGTTATGAAATCTGTTGGAGATATTTTAAAGTTAGATATAAATTCAGATGATAAAATCTTAAAAATAAAAGAGATTTACGATAATCCTGTCAAAGACGAAATAATCGATTTTGATGATTCTTTTAAATTCATAGTATCTTAGGTTAATACATACAACTTCATGATAAAGAAGTATAAAAATTGAAATTTTTATCTCTTTTTTTCAAAATAAAAACATGAGAAAAGTTAACAATCATAACGTGAATTGTAGTGAAGGCTCTTTTTTCAGTATTCTTAAAAGTAAAGAGCTGGAACATAAGATAAAATCTCATATTTGTGAGATTATTGATGCTAATAATTACTCTGAACTAGAATTCTTTATCTTGGTCCAGTCTATCATGGTTACTTTCTTAAAATTCTTGGAAAAGAATACCAAAGAAAAAAATAATGAAGATGAGTTTCATAATTATATCGAATCAATACCATTTTTAACTGAACGAAAATGCAAGGTAGAGAGAAGAAAATTCAATAGATTTCAAAAAGAGAAGAAAAGAGAAAGAATTCTTGGTAAGAATTCTATGATGAGGATACAACAAGAGAAGAGAAAGTCTTTAAAATCAAAATCAAAAATGAATAGAGTTTCAGGTTTTGATTTGAAGCAGAGAATTATCTATGATGGAGCAGATGATCATTCCGGTTTCGAAGAAGATTTTCAAGAATGGATCAAAAAATTTGTAGAAGCTATTTCAGAAAAATAAGATTAAACATTTTTTATTTTATAGTAAACACCCTCTCTACCCTATTTTAAACATAAAATTTTAAACATAAAATTTTAATACTAAAAGATTTGTTCAAAAATGAATTATATTCATTTTAAATTAAATAAATGCCAGTTTTAGACATGTGCAAATTCAGACAGAATAAAGTTTTATATTTGAAACTATTCGGAAGTTTTGAAAACAAATCAACCTACAGTCTATATTTCATTGATTCTTTTAAAAACTTAGATCAGAATGAAATTAAAGAAGTTCAAAATTACATAATTGAACCTCCATTTCAGATTTGTAGAGATTGTGATATACTAGAGGGTTTAATTAATGAAAGTTTAATTGAAGAAGAGTTAACTGATGAAGATTTAATTCTTGATTACTTGAAAAAAGAGTTTAAAAAAGAAAATGATGAACTAAGTTCAATAACACATATTCATGAAGGTAACTTTAATTTTGATAATTTATCAGATGTTCAAGAACAAATCTATATAATGAGTAAATATGAATGGAAAAGACTAAATATATTTATGATATTATGTAAACTTTTAAATCTTGAATTAGAGTTAGATCAACATTTGGATCAATTATATTCTAAATTAATAGTTAATTATAGATCATTACTTCCACATATCATAGAATTCAAGTATTATTTTTTAAAATCAGAACTTTCTAAAAATAGGGTCTTTGAATATTCATGTGAAAATGGTCATTTTGAAATTGCTAAATGGTTATATTCATTAGGTGGGGTTAATATTCATACTATAAATAATTATCCATTTAGGACTTCATGTGAAAATGGTCATTTTGAAATTGCTAAATGGTTATATTTATTAGGTGGGGTTGATATTCGTGCCGATAAAGATTTTGCTTTTAGATATTCATGTAAAAATGGATATCTTGATATAGCTAAATGGTTGTATTCATTAGGTGGTGTTAATATTGATATTCATGCTATGGATGATTTTGCTTTTAGATATTCATGTGAAAATGGTCATTTTAACGTTGCTAAATGGTTGTATTCATTAGGTGGTGTTAATGTTAATGCTATGGATGATTATGGATTTAGATATTCATGTGAAAATGGTCATTTTGAAATTGCTAAATGGTTATATTCATTAGGTGGAATTAATATTCATTCTGATAATGATTTTGTTTTTAGATATTCATGTAAAAATGGATATCTTGATATATGTAAATGGTTGTATTCATTAGGTGGAGTTGATATTCATTCTGATCATGATTTTGCTTTTAGATATTCATGTGAAAATGGTCATTTTGAAATTGCTAAATCGTTGTATTCATTAGGTGGAGTTGATATTCATTCTGATCATGAACATGCATTTAGATACTCATGTGAAAATGGTCATTTTGAAATTGCTAAATGGTTGTATTCATTAGGTGGAATTAATATTCATTCTGATGATGAAAATGTATTTAAACTTTCATGTGAAAATGGTCATTTTGAAATTGCTAATTGGTTGTATTCATTAGGTGGAATTAATATTCATTCTGATGATCATACATTTAAACTTTCATATGAAAATGGTCACGTTAGAGTTTCTAAATTGTTGTATTCATTAGATGAAAATGAAATTGATATTGATATTCATGACGATTATGGATTTAGATATTCATCTGAAAATGGTCATCTTAACGTTGCTAAATGGTTGTATTCAATAGGTGGAATTAATATAAATAATATTCTTGAAGAAGATGTATTTAGAAATTCTTGTTATTTTGAAAATTTTAATTTGGCTCGATGGTTGTATTCATTAGATAATACTCAAATTCATGAAACTGCTGATTATTTATTTGAGAATTTCTGTGAGAATGGAAAACTTGATAAAGCTAAATTTTTATATTCATTACGTAACTCTATTTATGAAAGCCATGAAAAATCATTTAAAGTTTCATGTCAAAATGGTCATCTTAATGTTGCTAAATGGTTATACTCATTAGGTGGAGTTGATATTCACTCTGATTATGAATATGCATTTAGATATTCATGTCAAAATGGTCATCTTAATGTTGCTAAATGGTTATACAAATTAGGTGGGATTAATATTCAATCTATTAATGATTATATGTTCATATATTTATTATGTTTATATGAACACCTTGATGTGATTCAATGGTTACACTCAATGGGTGATATTAGCGTTAATGATGAAGGATATTATTTTTGTTTTGCATACTCATGTGAAAGCGGAAATCTTGATATAGCCAAATATTTATATTCATTAGGTAAAGTTAAAATTCATTCCATTAATGAAAATGCCTTTATATATTCATGTCAAAATGGTCATCTTAATGTTGCTCAATGGATACATTCATTAGCTAAAATTAACATTCATGATCAAAATTATGCATTTAGATGCTCATGTGAATATAACCATTTTAGTGTAGCTAAATGGTTATATTCATTAGGTGGAATTAATATTTATTCTCTTGATAATTATGTGGCTATTGCTTAAATGAGTGGCTAAAGTCGTTACTATGAAATAAATTTTTAATGTAAATGTGTGTCATAATTTTTATCAACTGAAGATTTTCCCTACTCTTTAGAATTTTTGTTTTTATCGTATTCTAAATTATCAAATATGAAAAATAATTATAATTATAATTATTAAAATAATGATTTTCGATCCAATTGTAGAACATGTTGATCAAAACCATGAAAAATACCAAATAGATATGTCAAATGTAGATTTTAACATATTCTGCGTTAACCAAAGTCTTCTAGAATTTTTAAATATAAAAGATCCTATTCTAGTTGAAAAAGATTCTTTGGATAACATAAATCTTCAACCTTATACAATATATATCTATAAGTCTTTAAGTAGCTATCATTGTATATTTCATATTCAGAATGATGTGATTTTTAATCCTGACACTAAATCATATCCTTTACCGGAAAGATTTAAAAATATTACAACTGATGTTTTTGAACCCTCACATTTTGAATATGATAGGTTTTTTTCTTTTTTAGGTCTTCAAGGAAATCTAACAGGAATACCAAATATTCTACAAATAGAAGCAAGTTGTGATCTTTGGTGTCTTCTAGTTGCTTATAGTTTCTCCAATAATTATTCGTTTTATCAACTTGTTGAAGAGATGCAATCTTCTGGTCAATACAAGTTTGAATCAAGTAATAAATTGCATTTTTTATCTTTATTTTCAGCATATTGCTATGTTAACAGTTTAGCTCTTAATTAATTGTATGTATTTTAGTTATTTATCGGTCTATTTTTATTTAGTAAGTAGTGTTATAATTCTATTTTTAGTTTTAAATTTAAAAACTTATCATATATAGAATAACTTTAAAATTTTAAAGTTATGAATAATTAAAATATGTATAGCTGTAGAACTTTATCTGAAGGATATACATCTCCATTTGATAAAATTAGTTCAATAGGAAGATATACAAGAAATGTAGATGGTAAAGATTACATCCTTGATATTGTATTTGATAGAGTAGAACCCAAATTATCAAGTGGATATATAAATGGTAATTTTGGTAATTACAATATGTGGACTTATGACCTTGACTGTATTGAAATGAGAGAACTTGTAATGGAATGGATAGATATGATACCACATAATGAAAGAGATATTAGAAGGGTTGTAAGACATATAATGTATTGTATGTCTTATGATAATATAGGAGATAAAGCTTTAATTATAGGAAAATGGGGATCAGGTTGTTTAATTGATGGAAAACCTCCTACGTATTGGAAAAACTCTAAGCATATTTTTACAGAACGTAAAAAACTAGGAAAGGCTTTAAAATATGGTCAATGTTGGTGTTTTGCTGAATGTATGACAAGTATTTTAAGGTTTTTAGGTATAGCTACAAGAACAGTTTGTGGAAGAAATACTCTTATTGACGAAAATCTTGATGGTGGTGTAGATTTTGTTGATGAATTAAAAAAGGGAGATTCTCTTGATTTCGAATCTTCAGATAAATGGAATTTGATAGATAGAAGTAATATTGATTTAACAATGAATAATTTAGTAAATGGAATTCAAGAAAAAGGAGAATCTTGGGATCCAAAACATGTATACAAAGCTGGTGATTCATATTGGAATATTCACTATTGGAATGAAGTATATATACCAATAAATGAAAATGAGATAATTAATTCAATATCTTCTATAAATAATACAAATTACTCATGGGAAGTAATAGATTCTACACCTATAATACCATCAACATATGATGATTTATATAAAGAATCAAAAATAGCAGGACCATGTAAAATTCAAAGTTTTAGGCTAAATAACTTTGAAAATAATTATGATTTTAAGAGGATATTTTCAATGGTAAATTCTCCATTTAGATTATGGTCAGTTACTTCATATATTAAAGATGATCAAATCATTGATGTTCCGTATATATATTCTCTAATATACACTTTCAGAAAATCTATTAGCTGTTATATTAATAATAAGAGAGTAAACAAACTTTTTAATTCTTTACCTAAAATTTACATTAAAGAATATACTACCAATTATTATAACTATGTTGATATAACAAAAAACTACATTGGTAGTAAAGAAAAAATAATGGAGATATACTTTAAAAATATAGCCTTTCTTGAAGATGATTTATATATTCAATTAGTTTATATTGATATTTTAGGTAATGTTCTTGGTGTTGATATAAGAAATGGGACAATTGAAGATGAAATAAAAAAGTGTAACAATGAAGACATTAAAAAAAGATTTCCAAGTTGTTATATAGTTTCTTATCTAATAATTGAGAATTTTAACGGTGATTTCTGTTTTATCAATAATGAGAAAAATGATGTAAACTACGGAAATATTAAAGAAAATCATAAAAAAAGAAGATGGAGTGCTTTCTGTGAATATTTCAAAAATTAAAACTTAAGGTATATTTTTTATAAAAAATGATTTTTATAAAACTTGTAACAACACTTCAATTAATATTAGATAATAGAAATAATTTTGATTCATGGTTACGAGGATCTAATTTAAATCCGTTAGATTTTAAAACAGATACCCATAAATTTATTAAATTAGCAAAAATTGCATCTGAAACAAAACAACTATCAAAACTTGAAACAATTCTCGTAAATTCATCATTTTTTGAAGAATCAATGTTTGGAACTCATAATATTTATGACACTGCTTTAAAAGTTCTTGATTTAACATCACAAAGAGTTGTCGAATTAGAGGAGAAAATAATTAGTGATGATAAAAAAATTAAAGATAAAAAAGTTAATAATTGTGTAATTAGTCCATATAAAGATTTAACACTTGAAATGTTTAAATTTTTAAAAGGTCCATATAAAGATTTAACACTTGAAATGTTTAAATTTTTAAAAGATAGTAAAGAAAGCTACAATATCTATCGAAAAGTGGATAGTAAAAGAGTTCTTGAAAAGGGTCAACTTATAACATTACCAGAATACTACATAAATTATTGTGACAATACTGATTTAGAGATTGAAATTTTTGATACTGGTTTTTCAAGTAGGGGATGGTTTGATGTAGGAGATGATATAACTTCTTATTACCTTAAGAAAATAAAGTTTCAAGAAAATAGATATTTATTTTGTTACTCTCCTCATGAAAATTATTTTTTAGAAAATCAAAGTGAGTTTATTGAAAATGTGTATGATACTAAAACAGGAAAGAGAACTTTTGATGGTAGAAATTTTTGTCTATACCATAAAAATGGTAACAAATATATTTGTATTTCAAATAATATGAGTAAATATATTTATTCATCTAGTGAAGAACAAACTTATATATGTGCTGCTGAGTTAAATATTTTAAATTAATTTTAAGATTTTTTAAAAATATAAGTTTTCAGTTAATTGTTACTTTCTATCATAAAAAATAATTGAAATATTGAAAAATTTTGCAAAATTTTTTCAATATAAAATGGTTACTCTTCAAAGTTTAATAGAACAACATACCAATTATGACAAATTTTTAACACATTTTGGTTTAAATCCACAAAACTACCAAACAAAAAAAGATAAATTTTTTGCTCTAGTTGATAAATCAATTGAAGCAGGTGCTTTAGATTTTAAAGAAATTGCACTTGCCGAATCACCTTTTTTTAAGGAATCATTGAGTGGATCAACTAATATATACGAGGCATCATTAAAGGTTCTTAGAATGACACAGAATAGTCTTAATGAATCAAAAGATGAAGTACTCAAAATCAAACAACAATTAGATGAAATCTCAAGTCAAGTTGATGATTTAGTTACAGTATCTAATGTAAATCAATCATCTTTTCCGTCCGATATAAGCAAATCATTTTTTCCGTCCGATATAATCAAGCCATTTTTCCCGGTTAGTAAAACACAATCATATTCTTCAATTAATGATGTAAGAATAGAAAATTCTATAAATTCTTTATTAAATAAATACAGTAACGTGGATCAGACTCAATATCTTGATCTTGATTTGTATTTATCATCTGGTATTGTTAAATATTTAACAATACCAGATGATGATGATGATGAAAGGAATTTTTTTATTTTTAAATTTCCAAATGAAATAATTCCAATTGAAGAATTTGAAGATGGAAAAGATTATTCTGATTATTACGCTATTTGCTTTAAGTATCCGGAAGGTCTTTTTAATTATGAAGATGTAGATGTAGATGTAGGTGAGGTTTCTGTTAAGTATGATAAAATAATGGCTGAATCTTTGGCACAAAAACTCTCCTTAATTGTTTAATAATTCTTCTTAATTTTAGCTAAATATTTAAAATAACAATTGTTATTTTAAATCTCTTTAAAAATGAAAAAAAGTAGATTTTAAAATCTAAAAGATGCTAACAATTTATGATTTAATTTCTAACTTAGAAAAATATCTAATTGAATTTAATTTAAATGATGAACCATATTTATCAGATAAGGATAGATTTTTAGTTTTACTAAACAGTGTTATTGATAATAATTTATTAGATCCTGATGATAATATAATTATTTCTTCAATTTCATTTAAAGAACAAATTGAGAAATTAAACAGTCTCTCAGATGTTTCTCTATTGATGCTCAAATTAACAAAACAAATTCTCGTTGCTTCTGAAAGACATATTAAACTTCTTAATGAAGATTTAAGTGAATTGACTTCTAACTTTTTTAAATTAGGAAGAGAGTTAAACAGTAAAATAGAGGAAACTGTTGATGAGCTTGATAAGATTAAAACAGAAGATACTAGAATATATCCATCTCCTAGCAAGGATTTTTTAATAACTGAATTTCTTGATGAATTTGATTTAGTAGATGCAGATGATATTTTATATAAATTTAAGTATCAAGAAGACGATCAATATCTTGATTTTGAATATTACAGAATTACTGGAGATATTACATATATACCATATAAAGACTCATGTCATATCGGATTTTACATAATTAATCCAAATGTTGAATTTATTCCAATTGAAAATTGTTTGGATGACAAAGATTATTCCGAATATTATATGATTTGCCTTAGATATCCGGTGTTACTCAAAAGAGATTCTTTTAGAGAAATTGAAGCACATGAACAAATAACGAAAACTAGAATAATGAATACTTTTCGTTTTCCGTCAACTAAATAATAATTTTTTCTTATTGTATTGAATTTCCATTTTTTAACAAAAAATTCTCCAAAAAACATCGCCTATAGCTATGGGGAGACCCTATTTTTGACCCCCGAAGTATTCGGTTCAACTGTACTCAGAACGCATTGAAAAGATGCGTGGAGGGCTAAAAATAAAATTTTTGACCCTATTTTTTAAGAAATTTCTTAAAAATTTAACATGAAGTATATATCTCCATCGGAATAATTGATTCTTTTTTTATTTTTGATCCAGTTTCAAAGTCGTAGTAGATATATTCAATGGCATACATATTTTTAACTTCTTTGGGAGGAATAAATTTTATACACCTACATGTAATCATTTGATTATGGTTCATAAAATCAGAAATTTCACCAGTTATTTCAAAATCAATCTTATTATGAGTATCAGCATCAAAAAATATTATATGACTATGTAATGCAGCTCTTGATTTGAAATGATCCACAGCAATTACTCTAAAAGATGGAATTTGTTTTCCATCTTTTATTAATAATTTAGATACGTTAAAAATTTCAGATCTATTAGTTAAACATTCTAATGAAGTATCTATTTCTTCTGTATCTATATTGGTTCCAACTTTTATAAAATTATTACCTATACTTTTCTTTATTACTTCATTAAAAAAATCTATTTTTTCACAATTGCGTATTTTTGATTCCTTTTGAAAGGTCTTGTTCCCTCTAATATAATCAAGATTTTTAAATATATATTCTTTGACATTTAATTTTGGAGAGTTGTTAAATTTATTCGAGAATGAAGCGAATTTTATATAAAATTCACTTTCTACAAAAATTGAATGTACTATTAATTTCTTATAAAGGTACATATTATTATGTTCATTTGTAATAGTTTTTTTACCTGCTTTCATAGCATTAATATTATTGTATAATATAATAGCCAATGTATCTCCTTTTTCAGTAGTTTGATATTTTCCCATATTTACTGAATTAAGACATTTTCCATTATTATATAATCCAATTGTCCAATAAACAGAGTTAACTGGTAGATCATAATATATTACATACACCTTATTTTTATCTATATCCGTTCTTAAATAATCAGAATAAAAAGAAACCATCTTTTCATCACAATTTTTATTCATAATTGTAGTATTACTAGATATAAGTTCTACATCTGGTTCTTTCAAAAAATAATAAGTGTAAAATATAAATATGATTATCAGTATTAATATTAATAGAACAAAATACTCTAGCATTTTAATAAATATAAGAATTAATTTTTAAGATATTAAAAATGTCCTTAAATCCAGAAGATATTATATATAATTCTAATTGTAAAAATTTAGAAAAAACAGATGAATATATATTGATACAAGATAAAAAAATACATTTAAGGATAGAATCACCAGATACTCATATTAGAGGAATTTTATTTTTTTGTCACGGATATAACTCACATTCAAATAGGCCATATCAAAAATATTTAATAGAATTTTTAAAAAATAAAGGTATTATGTATATTTCTTACGATTATATCGGTCATGGATATTCTGAAGGAGATCCAGGTCAAATACATGATTTTAATTTCTTTTTTGAAATATCATTTAATATCATTAGTTACATATATACAGGAAAATCAAAATATAACTTTTCTATTAGAAATATAGATTTTGAAAAAAGTGTTCCTTTGTTTATAATGGGACATTCTATCGGTTGTTCATTAACAGTTGGATTATATAAATTTATAGAAATAAATTTAAATAAGAGTAAGAATTTAGATAATTTAAACTCTGAAAATATAAATCATAAAATAATAAACTTAAAATCACTAATTTTTATTAGTCCCGCAATATTTATTAATAAACCAAATAATATATTAAGGTTTATATTGGAATTAATATCATGGTCAAACTTTGGATCATATGAATTAATGTGGTTTATGAGAAATGATATTTCAGATTCACTTTGCTGGAATAATTTGAATTATTTATCCTATATTAAATCTGATAGAAGAAATAATTGTATGACATATTTAACAGCATGTAACTTACTTAAAATATCAGAATATGCATATAATTCTATAAAAGATTGTAAAGTTGATATTCTAATACTTCATGATCAAGAAGAGAAAATAATTGATATAAAATCAATTGAAGTGCTCATAAAATCTATTTCAAAGTATAAATATATAAATGTTAAAAATGGATTACATGATCCTTTAAGTAATAAAACAGGTTTTGTATTACAAGAGATAGATAGGTGGATATCGTTGTATATAAATTAAGTGTTAAATTTAACACTTGTTCTAAAATTATAACTAACTTTTATCGACGTAATATCATTGATTTATCTTTTTTGTGAAAAATGAATCATAATGTCCATATACTCTACATTAACTTCATAATTAAAATTATTACTTATTTGTCCATTTAACAAAACCATGCCCATAAATTCTCTAATTGTTGATATTAACTTTGAACAAAAGATTTCAATTTCATTATTAGGATAATCAATAGTAATATGAATCCATACATTTGATTCTTCTTCTAAAAGAAGAACTCCAAATGGAATATTAAGAGATCTGATGGCAGAATTTAAATAATCATTCAAATCACTAAAAATGCTTATTGATTTAGGTTTGAACTGATTATTCAATATAAATTCGGACATTGCGGCTGAATAGAAAGTTAGAAGATCCCGGGTATCATTTTCCTCTATTATTGAAATATTTTCAATGGATCGCTTTTTCATTTTTATATGAATTTTTCAACGTTTTTATTCATTTTTAAAGATTTATTTTTTAGTCAACATTATTAAATAAATCTTAAAAAATGAACATTTTCTAAACAAAGTTATAATTATTAAGTTGATTTTCATTCTGTATCTTGTTAAGAAGTTTTTATATTATCTTTAGATATACATTGGTGCTCTCCGTGCAACGGATAAATTTTTTGAGCATTTAAACACATGTTTCTCGTTATTTTGTGGTTGTGTGGTACCAACTGTTGTTCTCTTCTTTTTCATAAAAGAAGGTTTAAAAGGTTTCTCTTGAATTTTGAAGTTACCTTCTCCAAGATACAAACCATCTATAGATGTTATGTTAAAATTTTCACAATGTATTTCAGCACTTGTAATTTCACCACTATAGACCATTGATGTAATGTTTTCTTTTAATTCTTTAGTTTTAATGTCTGTAAAGTTATAATTTTTTGAAACATCATCTACAAATGCATTTATCATTGCTATTTGATATTTTGCAGGAGTTGTACCTGACCAACCCTTACTCTCAAACTTTTCAGGTGGAAGCTGTACAAAAACAGAATTATCATCCACATGACATGATATACCGGAAGTTTCACTGAGGAATTTTTTAACTTCTTCATACTTTAAATGAAACTCTCTTTTATCATTGATATTTGATGGAGTTACATTGATACTTTTTATTGTATTTTTAATTTTAATACTAAGAACTGTTCCATTAAATTTATAACCCTTACGAAAACTATCATGTGATGCATTTTCAAATAGATCTCTCCAATAAAGATCATTTAAAAATGTTGCATATTGACTATAAAAGTGAAATATCATATGTTTAACGGGTGTTGTACTTCCATTTCTTATCTTTAACGTTTTACCATCAACTGTACAAATTTGAGGATTTGAACGATCATAAATAACAACAATATTACCTGAACTCATATATTTTTTAAAATTAAAATTTCTTTTTAAGATTTTCATTTAGTAAAATCGGAGTCAGACACCATATCAAAATAATCCATTTTTAACATTATTTTTAATTTCTTTAGAATAAGGATGATGACGCCTACATGTCGCTTCATAGTCATTCATACCTCCAGTAAGAATTTCTTCTTCAGAATCAGTAATTCTTGCTGTAAAAGAGGCTAAAGGTAATGACTCCATGTTTACAGCATCTCCAAGTTCTCTAATACAATATCTACAATTGCCTTTCATTTTATGAAATTCGTTACATATTGGGATTAACTTATGAATTTCTCCAAACGGCTCTCTTTTAAAATTAGAATCTAATGATGCAACTAAAACATATTTATCAAAACCATCTACCCATTTTTTAACAGAATCATATAAATCCGTAAAGAACTGTCCTTCATCAACCGCTATTATATCAAAATTAGAGACATTAACGTCTTTTAAATATAAAGTTCTAATTAGTGCATTTGTTCCTCTTGGAATTCCATTAAACAAAGATGAATGTGAAGTTATTATTTGACTTGCATCCTCTGTAATTACACCGTCCGTAAAGTTATATATTTCAATATCTTTATTTATATCATCAATTAATTTTCCTCTAGTATCCTTTATAGATGTTATTAATATAGCTTTTTTATTTGGAAAGATATCCATTAGATGAGATAATTTGCTAAGCATAGTTTTTGTTTTACTGCTAAACATACATCCGCTATAAATAATTAAAGACATTTTTACTTTTAAGTTAAATGTTTTTTCATTTATTCCTAACTGTTCTTGTTTATTCTTTTTTTTGTTTTTTGTGATTTTTAAGGAAATCACAAAAAAATTAAAATTGATAAATTAAAGTTATTTTTACGTTAAAATGCAAGAAGGAGATTATTCCAAAATGGAAAGCTCATTTACTCTAACTTTTAGTGACTGTATTAAAAGTTACCTTGGTTCTGAAGTTATAGGTCAAAAGTCTAGCACCGGAATTAGTAATGAAAACATACTATTAATATATCAGATGTTTCCAAATAATTGCGAGATATATAATTTAAAAGATATGTTACCTCCTACTATTCGTGATTTTCCAGATGTTCTTGTTTTGGTCATTAGAAATTTTATAAACGATATATCTAATGAATTGTTAAAGGTTCTAACTTCAAATGAATCATTGAATGATAAATACATAACTGGTATTTCATGGGACAGATTTAAATATAGGGGTATAAATTTAGTAGAGACAAAACAAAAGTATAACCTTATTTTCTGTGATCTACAAGATGGGTACAAAAGAGATTCAGATATTATAAATGGTGTTGCAACAATTTATAATTCTTTACGAATTCAACCTTTAAACTATTTAGAAAACTTTATACAGTCAATTATACCTGGACGATATTTTATTGAAGGAAATTGTTATTATGACAATAAAAAATGTTACACATCTATGTGCAGAGATAAAGAAAGAAAGAAAGCTATTGGAATCAGATTAGGATGCGATTTTCCATTGAATTTTAGATGGTATCATGGTACTATTCAATGTTCATCTACAAAAAGTATAATTTTAAAACATGGAGATATCTTTATAATGTCTGAATTAGCAACTGGTAATATGAAAGAGAAAATTACAAAACTATATCTGAAACATTCAGAAGGAACACATGGAAACTCATTAAAATAAAAAATTCTTTATATTCACAGTTGTGAATATAATTTGCATCTAGATTATTATTAGAATTATTTTTTAGTTTTTTTATCCATACGGTCTTGAATACGCTTTGGAATTTTTACGACAGTTTCAAGTCCTTCTTTTTTTAATTCTGCAATTTGTAAAGAATAAATATCAATAACCATATCCTGACAATCAATAACGTCATTATTCATTTGTGTGTAGGTCCACCACATGTACCATACAATAATTATTTCAAATATGAAAACAACTATAATTAAACCAACTATGATATAGTCCATCATCTTATTTTTTATTAGCTAAAAAAATTTAAAAAAGATATTTTATTGAAAGTTAAAAATTTATGAGATAAATTACTAAAAAAAGATGGATAAATGCTTGTCAAGTAATCTAAATTAAAAATAAAATGATTTAACATTCAAGAGAATATTAATCATGATAGAAACATAAAATTATAATTATAAATCTTCTATTTAAGAGTAATATTCTTTAAAATTATCACAAAAAGTATCGGTAATTGGTTAATTATCAATTTAAAAATATTTGGTAATGGAAATGATCTTAACCAATATATATCACTAGTAAAAGAGAATGTAATTCCTAGCAATGATAAATGAGAAAAATTAATTGCATTTTGTATATGACTAGATTTATCAAATATATTATAAAAATGCAAAAATGGAATAAGATACATTACTGAAAGAAAATCAAAATATTTCTCGACTGAAGACATATTATACAAATAAACTAAATTAACAAAATTAGAAAATGATGAAATAATATGTAAAATTTGAAGTTTATTTTCATTGGTTCCTAATTCAATTGCATATGTTAAAAATGAAAATCCATAAGATATAAAAATGATCGAATCGTAACCATTAACATAAAAAGCTAAAATTGAACCATTTATAAATAAAAAATAAGAAGTATATTTAATCATTGTACCAAGATATTTGTGATATTTTTTATTTCTAAATATAAACATCGCAATGGAAATAATTAAAAAACAAATAAGTAACGTATCATGAAGAATAAACATTGATTTATGAAAAAAATCTTTATATTTGTGTCTACTAATTATTGAATTCATTTTTCATAATTGATTCTAAAAGATAAAATCAATTATGAAAAATTTTATTTACAAATAAAATATTTTATTTACAAATAAAATTCTTTTTAAGTAAATGACATCTATTGCTATGGGTAAAATTGATGATTTTATAAGGATATCTGGTATTAATTTTGACAATCTTAATAATATTGATGATATTTTTTTAGTTGGTATTGAAGAAATTTCTTCATATCATTCAAATGATTTATTCAAACATTTTTTACTTTTAATATCGTCAAGTATTATTGATGTTATTAATAATTACTGTAGTAAAATAAAACCTAATAAGTTTGTAAATTTTATAATGACATTTTCTAATAAAATATCCATTAATGTAAATAAATTAATTGAGTTAATGGACTCTAAAATTAAGAGTTCTTTTATTACTCATAGCTTAATTTCAGAGATGAAAGGATTTTTAAATAATGAAATAGATATCTTATCTAAATTGTATCTTCATTGTTGGGACAATTATACTTCACTAATTAAAAATTCAGTTAAATTAATTTTATCTTCTTATTTTCAAAATTACTGCAAGGATCAAGGAAGTATGAAAGTTTTTTTTATAGAACTTCTAAGTTCAATTAGTGATTTTGTCTGGATCCCTAAAAATTCTACAGAAACAAACTCCTTGAAAGAAAAAATATTAACAGTTTTATCAAATTTAGATGAACAAAGTAAACATTTAGAAAATAATAAACAATATAATTACACAGATGAAATAACTGATCATGTTAATAGATGTCATAAAATATTCTTTTCAGAAGAATCAGATATAAAGAATTATGTACCACTAGATTACATATTTGAATTTTATTTTAAGATGATTTTTGTTTTCTTTAAACCTGAAAATGACGCTTCTAAATATTTGCTTTTAAAAACTATATTAGAGAATCCATCAAATTCTAAAACATTTTGTACACTCATCAATAACTTTACTAATTCATATAAATCAATAATGTTAAAAAAAGATGAAATGTTAGAACCTAACACGTTTAGAATGAATATAGAATCTATTAAAAATTTTTCAAATAGATATTTATTTACAATTGAGAATCTAGATTTTATGGGTGTTGAGATAAATTTAAATATACAAAATAAAAAATTTCAGTATTTACCTTCCATAAATAGTGAAGATGAGTCTTTTATAGTAAAGTTTATTTCAAAAAAGATTGATGTAGGAAATTGCGTTAAACTATTTGGTGAATATTTTAATTATAAAGATTTTGATAAGGTTGTTGATATTGTTAACAATAAAGAAATTTCATCTTCAAATTGTTACTCATATATTCTAGGAACTAATCAAAGTATAGAGATGATTTTAAAATTAGATCAATACTTAAATAAATATGAATTACAAAATATAAATAAATCAACACGTATATCATCACTCACTGAAGAAAATATTCAAAAAATAAAAATTATAAGGCTAATAATCAGAAATAAACCTATTTGGATTCTTGATAACTCACTTTCAAAAATAGAAAGTGTAGTAAAAAATAAAATAATAGAAGATTTAATATTAACTCAAATTATGAATGAAAATACTATTATAATATATGATCCGTCTATAAAAATTAACAGTTAAAATTGAAAAAGTTTACGTCTTAAAACAAAAAATGCATAAATTAAAATACAAAACTGATATAGATGGTGAAGATTTTAATGAAATCGAAACTCATCAGTTACTAAAATTTTATCAAAATATTGAAGATGAAACGCTATTTGGTGAATATCTTGCTGAATTATTAGAAAAAGAACCGGAACCATTTTTATTACTATCTAGTCTTGTCTTGAAATATACTGCAGATGATAGTTTTCCAAAAAATCTTAAAGATGATTTTATGAATTCATTAAGTGAACAATTAATTATTATGATTAATTTACTTGATCACCAAATATCCGAATATGAGAAGATTTTCATAAGCAAAAACTTTGATTTTTGTTTATTGTTGGTAAAAATAATTGTTGATAGAGAAGATTTTGAAATATTGGATTATTTAATAAATTCAGAATTGGAATCTTATGATGGTTCACAAAAAATAGAACCATTTATACCTGATCTGTTAATTTTAATAGATGCAAGTCTTATTCATAGTAGTATATCTACAATAATTTCAAATGAAAATTGGAATATGTATTTGGATTATTTAGATTTTCTTGTGGAAGAAGAAGATCTAAGAGATTATATTATAGAAAATGGTTGTGAGACAATTGTTGAATATTACAGTTAATTATTTGATAAAAAAGGTGTCATATCTATTACTTAAATTTCTAATTAGAAATTTATATTCTTTTTATCGAACCATTATTTTCACAAAAGAACTACTCATTAAGAATAGTTGAATTAAAATTTTTATCAAAATCCTCTTTTGTAACGTATAAGACAAATACAGGAAGCTTATCTAATAAATCAGTTGGAAGATTATATTCACCCATACCTTTATCTACATATGACATTTGTGTATTAGACCATGATTTTTCATTAAAACTTTTAGTGGACCACAGACCAACATAACCTCCAAAATTAGCAATTCTTGTAGGTATCCAATTTAATTTATCAATTTTATAAGGTTTAAAATGAACTATTCCACTTGTAAGTTTTTTAATAGTTCCAAGTATACGTTTTCTTTTTATTTTAGGTTCTTCTTGAGGCCTATCGATATAATATCTTTGCAATCTTGAACCAGAAAATCCTGTTATTTTGTCAGTAAAATGAGGACGTTGTTCTCTCTTAAGATATATTTGATTTTCGTTATTAAAGTTAAGTGAGGATTCACCTTCACCTTGAATATTAGAAGTTATTAACATGCATATTTCTTCTTTGTGATTATATCTAACTCCTTTACAATCTTTTGAAACTTTACATGTAGATGTGCAAGATTTATCGTCATATTTACCATTTTCAGAAGAATAATCAAGTGATAAGTTATATTTACCATCTAATTTTGTTACTGTATATTTTGATTTAAAAACACCAGCATTATAGAAATTAAAATCGTGTGCTTGTAAATTACAATTAGGTCCATAATATCCATATTTACAAATCTCATCTTTAATGGGTATTAATTGGTGTGTATTCTTCATCTTTTTTGTTATTCTACCAGATATTTTGTAGTAATCATTTCGATTTATAATTCCACCAAAATTAAGATCATATTGTGATATACTTTGCTCAGGTGTTTCATAGTTGGTATTCTCACCCTGATAATATCTATAATACAAAATCCATATAAGGAAGAATATAAGAATAAGAATAATTATAAAAATTATAACAACTAAAAAAATCTTACCTTCTTTATATTGTTCTTCACTAAGTTTGTATCCTAAAACCTCATAACTCTTCATAGTTTCATTAGTGATTGGTATAGTAGTTGGTATTGTCTTTTTATTTGTACTATCTCTTATTTCAGGATATAACTCTGATAGAGAATTGTTAATAATCTTATCAACATCTTTTGTAGAAATAGACATTTTTAATACGTAAATAAATATAATCTATTTATTTAATAAAAATGTCTTTTACTGACAACGGTAAATTAAGCGAAATAAACCACACATTAATGGTTGATTTGAAAAATTTAAAAAAAGATGATGATAATGATAAAGATGATAAAGATTATGAAGATGAGCTTATTGAGATGGAAATGGAAAATGACACGAAATTAACAAAAATAGAAGAAAAAATAAAAGAACTTGAGACAAATTTAAAAGATCTGGAAATTTTATTGCATATGAAAGTAAACAGAAAAAAAATGTTAAGATCAAAAAATATCTGGGAAGAAACACAAATATTTAATCTTAAACCTGAGTATCACAATGAAAAAATATCAGCTTCATTAGCATATGGATGTTTCGTAATACCTTCATCACAATTAAACAATGGATACTCTGACGCATCTTTATTACCTCTTGATGTTCAAATTGATAATTTACAAGAAATTCAATACGTATCATCTATTGGAATTAGTAATGAACCTGATTTTACTTTATTTACTGGTATTATAAGAGTAAATAGATCGGGATTGTATAAAATTTCAATATCAGCTAATGTTTTTTCAAGTTCTATTGAGTCACCATCTATTATTGGCCTTTATGCTATACGTTTAATACAAGTATCATTTGATGAACCATATTCATATGTTTTATTAGCACCTAAAATAGTAGTTAAAAATGCACCTATAAATGACGAAAATTATATTGCTAGTGATGCTGATTGTGAAACATACAATGTATTTTCTGTAGTTTGGATATCTGCAGGAACGGATATTGCTTTATTAAATAAAGAGTCTAGAATTGGTCCTACACCAAGATTTAAAATTAATGGTAATGAAAATGTCAATCAAAAAAGCTTATTTACTGCTACTGAAAAACCAATTTGTATTCTTTTTGAAATGTTAAGCAGATCGTATGTCGTGTAATTTTTTTATTTTACAAAATATTTTATTGTTTAATTGAAAAAAATATATACCAAAAGAAACAAAAAATGAGACCGGATGTCAGAAAAATTTTAGAATCTTCATTTCTTAAACGTGAACTCTTTTTAAATTTATATTTTGAAAATTGTAAATGTTATGTAATTTCAACTGAATATGAGATTTATTGCTTGGAAAAATATGATAGTATTAATTTCGAGATTGCAGGTGTATTATTTTATAATGAGAGTAAAGATTTAATACAGATATTTGCAGTTGATCCACAATTTAGAGGTAAAAAATATGGTAAATATCTTTTACAATTTATAGTTTCAAACTATTCAGATAAAACAATAACTCTACATGTACGTATTAGTAACGAAGCCGCAATTGGATTATATAAAAAGGCTGGTTTTATAGAAACTTCATGTATTCATAATTATTATGAATATACTGGAATATCTGAAGATGCTTTTCAAATGGAATATAAGAGATCATAAGATTCATTTAAAATAATTGTAAAGATTTACAATTATTTATATTATTTAATGAATTAAAAATGATTCAATCTGATGAATTTGAAAATGAATCAAAAATATATGATAGGTGTGGAATTAACATAAGAGCAATATCTGTAGAATTTTGTACTGATGAAAGTCGTTATAACGAACCAGATTCCCATTTCATACAAATACCCGAAAAAATGTTTAATAAATTTTTAAGTAAAAAAGATATATCAAAACCATTATATATTGGTATAAGAAATACAAAAGATGAGTCAAAATGTTTATATTTTGGAAGAGTGGAACCTTCAATAGAAACTAGTAATTCTTCATCTAATATGTGTCTATTACCGGGATGGGTAATGGATAGATTAATTATTGATAGATATGGTGATTATGTAGATATTGTATTACTATCTGATGGTATTAGTATAAAAACATTAGATTACATAAAGATACGAGGTAATGTTTCTTCATATGTAAAATGGTCAAATATTAAAGAAAAATTTGAAGATAAGCTTAGTAGTTACAACTGTGTAAATTTAAATGATGTTTTATATATCGATGATATAATGTTTACAATTGTTGAATTAAAAGATATATACGGAAATAATTTGTTATATGGATCTACATTTCAAGGTGAAGTTAAATTAGACTTTGATTTACCAGATGATCTCAGAGAAAAAGAAAAAATTGAACTAAAAAAGTTAGAAGATGAAAGAATAAGGAGAACAGTTGAAAATAAACAAAAAAATGGTTTTGATGAAAAAATAGAACTTAAAAAACGTTCGAATATTATGACATTTTCAGACCTGGAAAATTTAAAAGATAAAAAAGAAGAAAATAAAAATATAGAGTACTTTAAAGGTACTGGTAATAAACTTACTGATGAGAATATAGTAATTAAAAAAATAACACGTGAGGAAAGAGCTTTATTATTAGAGGAAAGATTTAAAAAGATGAAAGAAGAGAAATAATAATTTAAATGTATGTTTTACTGTAAAATTTTACAGTAAAAAAAGTTAATATATTGTTTTTTTTGATCAAAAATTTACAAATTTCTTAAAAAATAGGGTTCAAAATTTTATTTTTAGGCATCCACGTATGTTTTCAAGGCGTCCTGAGTACAGTGAGACCGACTACTTCGGGGGTCAAAAATAGGGTTTCCCCATAGCTATAGGCGATGTTTTTCGGAGAAAATTTTTGCTCATTTTTTTGAAGAAATGAGCAAAAATCAAATAAAAAAATGTCAAAAATGGGGTCAAAAATTTTATTTTTAGGCCTCCGCGTATGTTTTCAAGGCGTCCTGAGTACAGTGAGACCAACTACTTCGGGGGTCAAAAATAGGGTTTCCGCATAGCTATAGGCGATGTTTTTCGGAGAAAATTTTTTCTAAAAAACAAGATTAACATTATTTAGAAAATAATTTCTTCCTCTAACAATATTTTTATATTCTTCCAATATATCATCTTTATCTATTAATTCATTTAAATTATAAAATTGTTCAGCTTTATTATTTTCTTCATTTTTAAAATCACAAGTTTGAAAAATTTCTGTTCTCTTCAAGAAATAAACTGATGCTAAGTTTTGTAAAAATAAACAAATGTAAAACGGTCTCATTTTTGAAGAAGATTTAACAATTTAATTCATTTTTATAATCAGGACCATAAAAATGAAAACCTAACAAGGCACTATTATTAATAATATATTTCATATTTTAGTTCTCTCAGAGTATTTTTTAATACTTCTCTATATTCATAGTTTTCAGAGATACATTTAATCTCAAAACCCTCACAAAAATATATTCAAATAATAAATCAATTGTTCAAGAAATGTTATCAAATTTAAATGAATATATATCAATAAAATTATATTCATACAAAAATATAATATATGATGATTTTTCGTGTGGCCCTTCATGTGTGTTAAACCAAGATCATTTGTTAAAGAATCACAAAATTCAGAAAAGTTAAATTTTTGATCCATAGTTTAAATAATTTAATTAAATTATTTTATCAATTTTCTAGACTTCTACATATTAAGATTTATCTTGTTTTCTTAATTCTGTTGATGAAATATCTAATCTAAAATCTTCTTCATCAAGAGAATTAAATAAGGTATTTAGTGGTTTTGGAAATTCTATCAACCCTATCGAAGATTTCATTATATTCTCGTAAGTTTCAAAAATTAAATTATTTTTTCTTCCACCAACGATAAATTTACAATTATTTGAAAAAATGAGGGTTAAATCTACCAATACTTGATTGTATAAAATGCTACTATTTTTAGAATTCTCATAATTAATTAATCTCCTAAATGTATCTGCACCTATTAAAAATGTACAATTCTTAAAAATAATTGACTTATCAAGAAATAACGGAGCTGAACTAACAGCTATAGCAAAATTGGAAATAAAACTTTTAACAAAAATAGATATTTGATCAATTCTTTTCAGTAAATCTGAAATAGATAGATCGATTTTATCAAAATTATGAATACTGATTTCAAAAACAACTAATGGATTTGGTTTACTATCGCTAGTCTCCCAATCGTAAAACTTTTTTAAACTTGCTAACACAAGTTCAATATGACCACTATGAATAGGATTAAATGAACCAGGAAAGACTAATGTGCCCGATGGAATATTAGCTTCTAATAAAAATTGAGATGAATCTTCGTTATAACTAAACAAGACATGAGATAACTTATTTTCATAAACTCCGACCATATCAATACCTAAAAAAAATTCGTTAATATCTATTGATTCATTTGGAAATAAATAAGGAGGTAAATTACTTTTAATATTACAACTGTGAAATATCATATCAAGTACCAAATTTGAACATATTACATCTTCCTCTTCTCTTGTTCTGAAATCCTTAGTTAAAATTAAAGTAAAAACAGTTATTTTAGTTGAGTTATAAGATGCAACGTAGCAACGATGATCACCTTTTTTATGTTGTAAAGTACTTAAAACTGCAGTGCACCCTAAACCAAATATATTCGCTTTAGGAATTTTTTCTTTGTTATCATCTAAAAAAAGCTTAACAGATCTGTGATATGCTTCTTTTGCTAGTTTAATAGCCGTATTAAAACAACATCCAACTTCCTCAGATTTTAAATGGTCCTTTAAAGATGAATATGAATAAGTTACACAAAACTCTTTTACAGATTTACTAGCTCCAGGTGTTGTAAGAATTGATCTAACAGCATTTAATGCACTTGTTGTATATAGGCTAAAAATATTACCACCTGAATATACTTCTGATAGATAAGATTGAATCTCCATTTTATATTTTATTTTGTTTTATTTTTCATTTTGTAAAGTAAATTTAGAATTAAGAGTATAAGTTCCATTTATTAGTTTATTCCTTTCTTTAGGTTTATAAATTTATTTAACACTGAAATCATACCTTTTGATAAAACTGCTTCAAAAGTTATTTTTTTTCCTAATAATGAAGCTTTTAAAATTAACTTCTAAACAAATAAGCTGCATATTTCATTTCTTGTATAATTTGGATTGGGAAAATATATTTATGATGTTTCATTTTCAAACTTAATAAATGTAAAAGAATTAAACAAATCATATGATGAGATATATGACTATATTATTTTATCTAATTCTAAGTTTGCTATGTCAACTATAGATGTAAGACTTTCCATTTTATAAAAAGTAAGTATAATATTTTTAGTTTTAACATAAAAATAAATTATTTCTAATCTATATAAAATGGATTATTCAGAAATTACAGTTAACACAGTATTTTCAATTATTGAGAATTCACTTAATGAAATTCTTATAAATAATAAATCCACTAGAGAAATTAATGATATAGTTTTAAAGTTAAAGGAAGAAATCTTTAGAAATAAGAAAGAATTAAACTACTTACTTTTAGATAGAAATGATGTATTCTTACAAGAAAGCAATTTTTTGTTATTTAATTTTAAAAATAAGCTATCGAATCTAATTCAAGCTCTTCTTATTTTTAATATAAAACAAACACAAAAAACAATTAAATCCCTTTGTATTAGAATACTAGAATATTACGTATCATATATTAATGTTAATTTTAATTCATATATTAAAGATATAGATAACATAATAGAAAACTTAAGAGATGATTGTTTAAAAGAAAATATTCTATCGGATAAAGATTTAACAGATAATAACATTATTAAATATGTTCTTTTCCTTGTATCTTTAAAAGATGAAAATTTTTCTTCATTATCAATTATTGATAAAAATGAATGCGGAAAATTAGAAAATATTCTAAAATCAATTAATAAAAGTGATTTTTTTATTGAACAACTATCAAAATATTATAATGAATCTTCTGATTTGAAACAACAAATTAATAGAGAATACACAGATAGTCCCCAATTTAATTTAGAGAACAATAAAAAAATATTAGATGAATCATATGTCTACTTTGATTTTTCAAAATCAAATGAAAGTTTAAATCAAGTAAATTTATCACCAAAGATAGAGAAAGAATATAACAATGAAATTCAGCTGAAAAACATTCGTTTGAAGAAAATTCTTAACAAATATTCGACAAATAGAAAACCACTTGATAAAAGTCCACCTATCAGGACAAATTGTGACATAGAAAACTCTATGAAACTAGTTATAAAACATCGTGTTTCAGTTTTTTAATATATAAAACTAATTAGTTTTATATTTAAATATCTTCTTCAAAATCCATGTCAATTCTATGGTCATCATCTTCATCTTCATCAAAATAATCATTATATTCTATAGGATTCCATCCTATTTCATCTTCATCTTCATTAATTGCTAGAGAAAAAGTATCACATTTAACTGCAGGTATTACAGTATTTTTAGTATTTTGATCATTCAATGGTTCAATTCTTTTATATAAATATATATATCCTATAGATTGAATCTTTAAAAATTGTTGATCATCAGCAGCAAAAACCTTATCATCATCAATCATTAAATATTCTTTTTTTATATTTTCTGAATCTGTAGATGATTCATCTTTTATTTTTAAATTGAAATAGTGCCCACCACCACATTCTCCAGAATGGACAATATACGAAATAGCTTTATATAAATATCCATTATATTTAACACTATCAGTAACATCAATTTCTTTTTTTATTTTAATAGGTATATAAGTTCCAGCCAATTGAATATATTTAAACCTCTTTAAAGCTATAAAAAGATACTCAGGTGAATTAATTGGTTTTAATGTTATTTTTGGACTGTAAATTTTTTCTTCCAAATAAGTTTCATCAACATCTTTAAAAAATGATTCAATAGAATCTTCAATACTATTACATATTTCTATATTTATGATGTTTTCTTTTAATATTATTTTAGATTCTGTTTTATCAGGAATTTCTTTATTTGTGTTATTATATATACTTATTTGTTCAAATTGAAGTTCAAATAATGATTTATCTTGAATATCATCAAGTATATAACCAAGAACTTCATTAGCATCTTGTTGTGTTGACATATCAATGTTATGTCTTTTAGAAAAATAATACATAACATTAATAGGATTTAATACATTAGAAAGACTGTACTGTGAGAATAGCTCATCAATTGATTTTTCATTAATACTTTTTACAATTTCTTGTGAAGTCATTATTAATTGAAGGACACTATTTAAAAAACAATTAGATCCAAAATTTATTATACCGCTCATTTTATTATAAAAATTACTTAAAATATCATTTTAATATTTATATTGTGTTTCAAAATCAACGTCAACTTTTCTAATAAAGTCAGAGAAGACCCAATTATTTCTGAACTTATTAACTAAATCGTTATATTTATCAATTCTATCATCATCCTTATTTGAAGATAACTTCTTAAACTTATAATATAAATTAGAGTATTTATCTTCTAACTTACCAAACTCACACATAAATTGCAGCATAATTAAAGGAACACATACAACAAGAATTACAATAAGACCAACACTATGTATACCAATTTTTGTTGCAACCGGTAGAAATATTAAACTAGTTACATCTGCTAATTTACATAAAAGGTCGAAAAATCTAAAAATATTTGCATATCGATATGATATTAAAGATGAATGATTACAGATGTTATTAAAATCTTGGTCTGTAATTTCACCTTTTTCAATATCATCAATATCACCAATGGGAGTTTCAAAATGTGAATCCTTTGTTTCAATTATATTAACAGGTGAATAATCCTTTTTTAACATATCTTTTTTTAATAAATCTTTATGTTTAATGATGATTATTTCATCATCACCTGATTTTTCAACATCTTTTGATTTGCAACAATTAAAGATATAACGTATTAATTTTATTATACTAATTATTATAAATGCTCTTCCAAAAAAGATTTGTAAAAAACTCTTTTGTTTAAGCTTTTTAAATGAAGTCTCAAGTCTAATCTTTGTAAATCTTTTTAAAATTATAACGTTTTTAATACCATCTTCAAATATCATTTCATCGTTTGGATATACATCAGCCATAGAAATTGTACTAGTTTTTTCAATCGTTTTAATATTGTCTATATCAGTCATTTTTGATTATTAATCAAAAAATAAATTTCATTTTTATCTTAAATATTAGGAAATAATCCTCTAAATGCATTTAGAAGTTTTTCGTTATTTTCAAGTCCCCTTAACATCTTTTCATAAAACTGAAAGTTATTGGTTATGACTGGCATGTTTTTAGATTGTTTTGTTTCATCTTTATATTTTTTCGAAACATGTGCAAATTTTGCTAACATATCATGTCTATTCATTAAAGTTTTTACTTGTTCAATAGGTCCAATAATTTCTAATCTTATATCAAACCTTGGATCTAATTGTATTGTTTCAAGTTGTGTAAAATGAACTTTCATAACTATTTTAGAAGGAACGTTTAGTCTAACTTTATCCAATTCAAATTTTCCAGATTTTAAATCCATTAAATATACACCTTTATCAGGATCATCATTAAAATCATGTTGAAACGGTGTTCCAGTATAAAAAAGATTATTCTGAACTAACTCCTCATTGTGGATATGTCCTGATATATTCATTGGAAAATTAAGTGGCCATTTATCACATTTCTTTTTAGTAAGCTTATTAATCTTACATCCATCAAATTCAGAATGAGAAAAGAAAACTGATATATTCTGTGGATCAATACCACAAACCTCAAGTGCTTTCATATACATACCATCAGGAACATAAGGTACAAAACAAAATCTCAACTTTTTTGTAGATTCTTTATCTTCATTATAATCTGAAGTAGCACTAAGTTCTGAATTATTGCAATAAATATTAGAATTAAGTTCATGTACAACACAAGTATCTACAACTGTTATACCTTTTACATGTTTATATAGATTAAAAGGATGTTCATCAGTAAGAAAGACTCTGTTATTAGGACGGTCATGATTTCCAATTAAGAGAAATACATGTTTCTCAGTTTTTATAAGTTTATCTAAAAATTTAGAAACTCTCATAAAACAATCAACATATATTCTTTCATGAGTATCAAGTGTATCACCTAAAATTACAATAAATGCTATTTCATTATTTTTTATAATTTCAAGAATATCTCTCTCCATAATGTCAGTATGTCTAGAATTTGACTGTTTATAATGTGGATCACCAATAATTAGGATTGACATTTTTAATTTTTAAACTTTTGTTTTTTTCAGTATTTTCTGTTAAGTTTACAAAAATAATATTATTAAGAAAATTCCAAACATTTAAAAATGGATAATATTGATAATATAAGAGATTTGATAAATTTTTCAAAAAGCCTATTGTTAAAGAATGATGGTGTGTTTGATCATGAAGATGTCAATTTGACAAAAGCGATAATTTATGTTCATATACTTAATATGGATAATATTGAAGAGAGCGATAATCTTTCAAATTCTATTGTTGATATGGCTATAGAAGAAATTGAAAGTGGAAGAACATCTTCCATTGAAACAGTGAATAATGATATGGATTATGAATATAATTACAGTACTGAAGAAGATAATGTTAATGAAGAAGATAATGTTAATGAAGAAGATAATGTTAATGAAGAAGATAATGTTAATGAAGAAGATAATGTTAATGAAGAAGATAAT